GGTTTAACAACTGGGGGTGACATAGAATTAGGAGCAGTCTTAGGAGGCCTATTAACTAATGCCGTCGCTGTAGCCTGACCAGCTAAATGTATAGTATCATTTGTTCCAATATTTGAGAATGTGATTTTTAAATCAACAAGTGCTTTTGCACTAGGAAATACTGCTAAAGTATTTATGACTAATTGCTCCTTTAATACTCTCGTTAAATTATCCATGTTTTTTTCCATCGCTGGATTTCTTCCAGGTTCAGATTTTGAGCTTGAACTTGAGAATAATCCACCCTTAGGGGCACCACCCACAGTTTCAACGCGCTGAGCAAATACTGCACCGGCAGGTTGAAACTTATTTTGATTAAATGTAGATATTGTAAACATCGGTAACGCCTTGCCACTCATCTGTTATTTATGATACATTTTATCTTAGTCTGAGAACAAGATGGAGAGTAGACTCCTTCTGGATATTGTAATCAGAAAGCGTACGACCATCCTCGAGCTGCTTACCCGCAAAGATGAGACGCTGTTGGTCGGGAGGGATACCCTCCTTATCCTGAATCTTTGTCTTGATGTTTTCAATTGAGTCTGATGCCTCAACATCAAGCGTAATAGTCTTACCAGTTAAAGTCTTGATGAAGATCTGCATGATATACTATATCATATAGATTCCTTTTTAGATATCCGTGAAAGGGAATTTTAAGCCATTCCATACCCGCCCAAGCTGAGAGGAGCTAGGAATGGACGCACTGTCGGCTGTGATGCCTCTTCTGACTTGCATTTCACCACAGTTGGAGGGCATACTGGGCGAGGGCAGGGGGCCGGAGGAGCACATTTTGTCGGTGGGGGGCATTTGACTTCTGGGCATCGCGGTCTAGGGCACGGCGGGCACTCACCCGCATCAGCCTTGCATCTAGAATTATCTATAATGACTGGCTGGGGTTTAGGAATACTGCTTTTTAGAACATATTTACTTAAATCCGGGACGGGTGGGCACTCAGTCTTCAACATGTAATTTGTCATGTCGGGCATCATGGATTGTGTAGAGGGCACCTGCGATTTTAAGATGTATTTACTCAGGTCGGGCTCCATAGTGCGAGGGCATGGAGCGATTGGCGCAGGTTGAACCTTTGGGCATCCGCATGATTTAGCGGGCTGACTACAGACATCGCAAACCGGAGCATCATCTGCATCTTCAAAGCCCTCACGGCCACCGCCAACCCGAGTGAATTGGAATCCCTCATTCTTATTCACAAATCCATATAATGTTACACTGAGAATAATGGCTATGAGGCCAATTGCGAACATATGTGCTTTACTAAATGACATCACCCTTCTATTTCTAGATTTAGAAATTATCTAATCTTCAAGCTTTGCATTTCTTTGATGCCGGCTGACTACCTACGCCAGGTGGTCCAGAAGGACAGTCTTCAATTGTCCATCCTTTCCAGTTTGATGGCGGACAACCGCAGGTGGCTGGTAAACCAGGATCCATAGTAGCCCCCAGACGACCACAAATCATCTTTGTATGCCCTCGCCATGAATAGGCGGGAGACATCTTAGAGCCTTCAGATATACATCCAAAGTCTTGTGGATCCAAGCCACGAAGTTTCACCTGCTCACATATATCCTTTGCTCTCTTCTCCCAATCTAGACGGGAGGGGCTTGTGGACTTTTTAATTACTTCGGCCCTATCATCCATACCGGACATAGTGCTGTCAAATGGGCCATCTACACTCAGACTGGCACTTGGATTAATAGAACTCATACCTGGACTATTGTTTGCATTATTAGTTGGATTGTAATTTCCATTTTGATCCATATCATATTGTTTACTCAAAACTATGGTGTCTTTCTTATCAGCGTTCTTATCAGCTTTCTTATTATTTACGTTATATCCTAAATCAACACCGAAATTTACACGGAACATTCCATTCTTACGTATTTCCTTGAAAACTGATTTCGCATTTTCATCACCAACAAGTTTGCCCAATTGCTGTTCAACTACACTTAGTTTTTGACCGTCGCCTTGACTGGCCAAATCAATGAGCTTACTATTGGGGCTCGCTAGCTTCGGTATAATCTCTCTGATATCCTGACTATAATACGGGACTTCATCTGGCTTCATTAATCCCTTATTAAGTTTAGTTATAATATCACTCGTCTCAGAATACATACCTTGCAAATTCTTGATACGTGCTTGCACAACCGGGTCGGTTGTTCCACTCGCTGATAGAGTTAGAATTGCGGCGTAGATTTTGTTCTGTAAAAGCTGAAGCTCTAACTTTGTCGCCTTAGTCTTTGGCGCCGCATCAACAAACCCCTCTACACCGTCAGATACTACGCCTGCGGTTTGAAAGAGTCTTACCTTACGTTGTAAGAATGTAAGACCCTCTTCCATATCAGCCAACTCCTGCTGTGTTAGTGTTGATTGGATACCGGGATTCTTATTGAGAACAGCAACCTCCTGCTGCAGCCGGCGACTGTCTGCACGAAGTTGCGAAAGAGGTAAGCTGACCGTCGGATCACTGCTATTTGAAACACTGGTGCCCTCAAATACTAGGAAAGACCGTATATCTTCATATAGTCGCTTCATCTGTTGCAAATTTGCAGGTAGCTGCGCTGGGTCCTGGTACTGGTATGAACCAACCGATGCAGCCTGTCCATATGGCGCAAAGGGGAGTGTTCCAGGAATGGATGGATTTGGCTGTGTCTTAGTTTCCAGCTTGACCGATTCTAATCCAGATGGTATAACTGGCTCAGATTTCTGAATATCTTGGAACCCGTCGAGATCATCAAGAAGATCTGTACTTTTTATTATAAATGCAACAATTCCGATAATTAAAAATATATATAATACCTGAGACGCCCTCATATCTACTGTGACATAAACATTTATAATTATATCTAATTATGAAGACATCCTATTCACTGGGTCAAATGGTTGAACTTGGTATAGATGAAGCTGGTCGTGGTTGCTTTTGGGGACCAATTGTTGCCGGAGCTGTCATATGGCCACCAGAAGATGAGTGGATTGATGAACACAGGGAAATTGTTCCCCTCATCAACGATAGTAAAAAAGTGTCAAAGTCTGCGAGACCGTCTATTGCTGCTGCAATACAGAGTTTAGCAGTTGATTGGGGTATTGGATTTGTGAATACGGATGAAATTAATAAGAACGGTATGACTTGGGCGAATCAAGAAGCCTTTAGAAGGGCTATGGGGAATTGTTTTTCTGGACTTGATCCTGAACTTCTTTTAATTGATGGTATTCTTGCAATTCCAGATTGTGAAGTGAAACAGGAATGTATAGTTGGTGGAGATGGTTTGTATGTACCTATTGCGGCGGCATCTATTCTGGCTAAACATGGTCGTGATAGTTGGGTGAGCGAATGGTGTTTAGAGAGTGCTGAACAAAAGGAGATTGGTGATAGATACGATTTACTGAGCAATATGGGGTATGGCACAGTAAAACATAGGGAAGGTCTTAAGACTTATGGGGCTCATGAATTACACAGGACACAGTATATCCGTAACTGGTGCACTTTTTAGAAAAAAGTGCGCAAAAACCAGAGGTGTGTTTGCGCACTTCCATTTACTATCGAATTTTTGCGAACTTTTTTCTAAAAAGTTCATTTTTGCGAACTTTTCTAAAAGCAGCTTTTTGCGCACTTTTTTTTAAAAAGTGCTTTAGTGCTTGTTCGCGCGGTTCTTGTTCTTACGGTTCTTGTTCGTCTTGTTCTTGTTCGCCTTATTCTTGTTCGCCTTCATGCTATTCTTGTTTGCACGATTCTTGTTCGCCTTATTCTTGTTCTTGCGAGTCATGTTGTTGCTGTTCTTACGCTCGGCCATCTTATACTTATAATATAGATTTTATTTGAGCACCTTTTGCCAAAATCCCCTTTTCCAAAAGCCCCTTTTTGCAGACTTTTTCCTAAAAGTCTATTTTTGCGCAGATTTCTAAAAGTGCAGTCTATTTTTGCAGACTTTTTCCTAAAAAGTCTAGCCAAGTATCCAATAAAGCCAGATCTTCCGCACGAGACCTATCAGTCGTTGTAAAATGACCTTGATCTGAACTTATATATATGAGTTTTGGCTGAGAACCGGGTAAATCATTTCCCCGCATCCTTGTAATATATTTCAAGGGCTCATAAGGATAAACTTCTAAATCGGTCATATCCGTTCGTGCAATCACAAATATATTTGGCACACCAGCCTTTGGAATTCGTTCCATCGGGCTCCAGTTGACCAAAGAAATCACATCAACCGGGCTGTTCCCATTTCCAAATTCATTCGATTCCAGAACTGATAATGGAAACTTCTGATTTGTTAATGTTCTAAGAACATCCACGTAGGGAGATTCAATATAAATCGCACCAACTATATCGGGGTCTTGGCTAACTACACCCGTAACCAGAAGCCCTCCAGCCGAACGGCCGTAGATTGCCGTAGCCTTTCCTGGAATTCCCAACTCCTCCTGTAAATCCCGAACTGCTGCAGACAAAGTATCTACAGCTAATTTGCGATTCCCCTTCTGTGCGGCAAATCTCCAGGCTAAATCGTGGTCTCCGCTGCCGGGTACTCCAACAGACGCAATGGCCCAACCAGATTCTAAAAGGGGTCTCCACAGATGAACAAGTCTTCCAATTTTCGTCGGAAACCCATATGCACCATATGCAGTAACTAGAAGACCCTTTATTTTCTCATTTGTATTAGGTGATACCACAAAGGTCGGTGCTTTTGTATTGTAATATGAGCAGACAAATGGGTGCGGTTTAGTTTTCGTCAATGACCACTTGTTTGACCTTATAAAAATAGTATATGGTTCATATCTTACATCACATACTGATAGACGAGTAGGATCTCGTGCATCATATGAAATTTCACCCCAGATATAGACCATAGCCTTTGCTTTAGTAGCACTAGACGTATTACCGTAGGTAGTCCATAGCGTCCGTATTCCATATGACCTGGTTACGGCCCATCCTCCCACCTTTGAAGCAGATTCCAAATAGTCATTCGGTAAATCTGGATGAAAATCGGATCCCTTCGGATCTACGAGTACGGTGTGTTTATCAAGTGCTAGAATCACGGCTGCCTTTTTATTTGTTTCTACCCATTCCACATGTGATTCATAAACGAATCCAAATTCCTCATTTTTAAAGTCGTCTATTGTAATACCAACGGATCCATTTTCCAATCGCACTAAGGCAAGATTTTTAGTCAGATCAGATATCTCATATAATTTTTTATGCTCACCAGTCTCATGTTTCCATATCCAAAGGCTACTATATCTATGGTCCTCCTCTGATCTGAGATAGGCTAGAGTAGTACTAGAATTCAGAAAGGCTGTATATGGTCCAACTCGTTCTATAGATACAATTAGCCGTTTAGAATCGAATACCTTTAGTGTGAATCGCTCATACCCTTTTTCATTTGGAACAGCTGCAGCGAACAAGTTATCAGATACATCAGCATCCCAGCAATCTACAGACAGAGAGCCTTTAGTCCATGTCTCAACGGGAGAGAATTCACTCTTTTCGACTGTCCAGCCTCTCCATTTCCATGCGTGGCCGGTATCAGATTCATCTTTCTTTTTCATGGATCTTATGAATTTATTGACTTTTTTAGTCAAAGGTTTGAGTGCTGAATCAAAACGGGCATTTTCATCCTTTACAGTTTGGTCCCAACGTGGGCCAGATTGAGATTCCATCCAGGCCAGGTCATCAGACCAACTTAAATATCCCAGATTTCTTATTGGATTTGTATCACCTGCCATATTTTTGGCCCTCTAATACCGCTTAATATTTAATCTACCAGCGCTTTTCACAATGGCTATTATGTCCGCCAGAACAATAGCCATCCTTACTGAAACCAGTCTCAGAAGTGCAACATGTGTCTGTATGAACCTCTTTAGCAGTCGGAAGTTTCATGCCAGTCTTTTCGTCGTAGTATTGCCCACAGAACTTCTTTCCACATTGCCAACACCAGGATTTACCACAGCCTTCACCTATACGGAAGTTACCATTCGTCTCAAGACCACATGCAAATATATAATTGCAGGCTGCGTCTTTCAGACACCACCTTTGGCACCAAGCACATTGCTTTGCGTCGTTCGACATATTTATCTCTATCTAAACACACCTTTATATTATCTAAATATGAAGCGAGTCGTCTTTCTCTGGAATCAGTCGAACACGTTTGGTCTTAGTCAGGATGCATCGCTTATTCAGCATGCTATGAACCAATTAGATTCGGGCGAGTATAAGTTCGAGTATCTTAGTTTTGATCCTCTTCAACCACCAACGAATGCAGATATAGTCATCCATCTTGAGAT